AATTCCCGCGTGGAATATCGGATCAGGTCATTAGCTTAACTTTAGCCGACGGGTGTAATGGTAGCGTGCATCCTGGTCCGGGCCTCAAGCAGCAAGCTACAAGCCGCAAGCCTCAAGCTCCAAGCGGCAAGCATCAAGCCCCAAGCTACAAGCCTCAAGCTTAAAGCCACAAGCTTCAAGCTCTAAGATTCTAGAACCACGGAAAAGTTTCACGGTACCTGAACCAAGGTGCTGTACCAAGATAAATGAATTGTTAGGATGCTTTACATGAAAGCTAATTTGATGAGGTGACAGCTT